TCTTGTGCTTACCCTTGCGGTAGAGATGCACGCCTTTTTTCAGCACTGAAACGCCGTGCTTGAATGCGCTAGGGTCGGTGTTGGCATTAAAGCTCGCGAACGTGTCAGGTGTCACGAGAAACATAGCGTCATCGTAAATTCCACGGTCGTTCTTGCCAACTGCTCCCATCGTGTCGAGATAGTAGCCGCGCACTCCAACTAACACGACGGCGTATTTTTCCGCAATGTCTTTTGGAATCAACTTGGTGATTTCCTGTGCCTTTGCTTGTGGCTTCGATTTAGGAATGATGCTCATAGTGCTTTGCTGTGAACGCTTTTGTCCTTCTGCCAAAAATCCATGCCGAATCCCATCACCGCTTGGTAATACATTTCAGAAAGCGGAAAGCGATCCTTGCGCATGATCGAGCGGAAAAGCCCGTTGACCTGCTCAAATGTTAGCTTGAAATGCTTGGTTGCAGAGAACTGGAAAAGAACGTCATGCACCAGCGATGCGTGGACGTTGCTAGCCGTGTCGGGCGTTCCGAGCCACACGCCTAGCACTTTGCGTTTGGGGCTGCACCCGTTCCAAGCGTAGCCTGGGGAGATATACAAAATGCCTTCCTCAATCGTTGCCCAGACTCGCCCAGAGCCATCGCAGAACGCCGCGTTGCGATGGAAGAACGGGATCGGCGTGGCGATGATCCTGCGCGTCACAAAGCGATAGACATTGCTGTCAGTCGTGCGAGCGTAGTCTGTGCCAAGGTGAATCATTTTTCAGGTGATTGAATTTTTCTCCAGAAACACCCGTGCGCCCCGCATCCGCCGCTTAGTCGCGTAACGTCTTTTTCAAGTGCTTGGATGCGATACATAAGCAGTGAGTAAATCAATTTACCTAACGCCCCCACGATGCCGCAAAGCGAGAGAAAACCCGTCAATGCCCAGCCGATCGGGATGGTGAAATTTGCTTCATTCATTGGAAAAGGTCGTCTAGTTGTTCGGGTGTTATTGAGAATTTAGGCGCAAGGGTAGCGAGCAATTCAGAATTACGTCGAACGGTCGTTTCATATTCCCATGAGTTCTGAGCCAAGGCTCGATCCGTCTCGTTAGGGATTTTTGCAATCTCATCATCAACCAATGACGGGGTGATGCCAGCGAGTATCAAACGTTGGCGAAACGCCGCCATGCTTAGACTCATTGTGTTTCTATCGAGTTCTGATTTCATCCTAGTGCTAGTTTACGGTTTGATATACGGGCAATGATTGAATTGCCAGATGATGGTGCATTTGTTGAGTGAGTCGCTACAACCCATGCTGGCGTGCCAAGGTTGGCAAAATTTCCGCTAGTAGGGCCACCTGCAAGCGTTGCGCTAGGTGTTGCACTAGGAACCGATGAGGAGCTTGTGGATGAGCCAAACCAAGTATGAGCTGTTACCGTTCCATCACTTGCCAGTCGGAGAATGATGTTAAAAAAGCCGTCAAGGTTTCCCGCGCCAAGTCCCGTGTCGATTCCTGTTCCTTCGACGTAGGTAGTCCCGTTATGCGCCCAAAGGTTGAACTCTAGTTTGCTGGTGCTGCTATTCCAAGCAATTCGCCATCCAAAGCCCCTGCCAGTAGTCGCGTTAGCATCTGCCGCAACTGCTGATGCGCCATTTACCATGCCAAATCCACAACGAAAACTTGCGCCGTTCGCTCCCGATCCAAGGTGGTAGATATTACCTGCGCATGCCAGCCTGACTGGAATAACGGCATTTGCAGTGCCTGAAACTCCCGGGTTTCTGTTCCAGTTTCTGAAGCGATAAACGTTAGGACGTTGGTTAGCAAGTAGTGCTGACAACGAAAGACTGTCACCGTCTTGCGATGATGTCGCTGTTCCTAGGTTTGCTGTAAAAACTCCAGCGTCCGATTCTTGGCGCGTCAATAGGGTAAACAATGACTCAATTTGCAAATCAGCCGATGTGATGTCTAGCGCGTCTCTGTGCGCTGCCGCCGCCCCTGCGCCGTAGGTGTAAGTCGTCGCATTGAATGTTGCCGATGTGCCAATCGTCGGACTGGTCAGCGATGGAGATTCAGCAAAAACCAATGATCCGCTTCCCGTTTCGTCTGTCACCGCTGCGGCAAGATTCGCGCTGCTTGGCGTTGCGAGAAATGTCGCTACGTTTGCCGCTGGGGTTGTTGTCGCTAGCGTTGTAAGCCCTAACACCGTGCGAGCGTCACTGCCTGACAATGCAGCTATGTTACTGCCCCCGCCCGATGCCCTGCCAAGTATTGTGTTGTTGCCAACTGACAACGACGATGGCGAACCTGTGCCTGATTGCTGGACTAATAGCGAGTGCGCTGGGGTGTATGCTGATTTTAGAACTGTGTCGCCTGATGCTGATACACCTAAAGCCGTTCTATGCGCTGCCGCTGCGCCTGTCCCGTAGGTGTAGCTTGTGGAGTTAAATGTTGTCGTTCCTGCAATCGTGCCGTCTGTGAGCTTGTCAGGAACTCCCGTGGTGCTTGCTGTTAGTGCCACCGTTCCGCTTGCGTTTGGGAACGCGATGCTTCTCGCATCGGTAGCCGCTTGACCGCTGAGCTGCACAAAGCCGCCTGAGTTAGTACTTGCCAAAGTAATTGATCCGGACGGCACTATGCCCAAATATGCAACGCTCAGATTCGCCGTCCCATCGCTAGTCGTTGCGCTGGTCACGCTGTTTGGACCTGCTGCGCCTGTTGCGCCTGTTGCTCCTGTCTCTCCCGTATCGCCTCTTGGGATCGTGAAGTTAAACACCGCCGCGCTAGTCGTGCCGCTGTTTGTAACGCTTGCGTTTGTCCCAGCCGAACCCGTGGTTGTTGTTCCAACTGCTACGGTTGCTGATGTTCCTGCATCGCCTTTCGGTCCAACATTCAAGCGGATGATCGTCGGTCTGCCAGCGCTGCCAAGCTCTACTAAATCAGGTCCAGAAAAAGCGCGAATTTCAACTGTTGAGATACTCATGGTCTAAGTTTTAGGTTTCCTCCAGCGATAACAATTGGGTTACTATCTTCATCCACTAATAAGACGCGCCAAGTATAATTTCCTGCCAGAACACCATCTGTTGAAGCGTCAACTTCAACGATGCCGCTCGCTGGGGTGGAGATCGTAGGTGACAAGTCGATCACGTCTGTTTCATCGCGTGGCGATTGCCTCACCCATCCTTCGGCAGTGTAGCCGCTCAGATTGCTTGGTTGTCCCTCATCGTCGAGGCAAGATAAGCGAAGCGTGATGACTTCGCCGATGTAATACTCAATATTCGCGCCGTCGCTCATGTCCTTTTCCTACTATGCTTTTTGATTTTGTGCAAGCCTAAAGTTGAAGTCGTTCAATCTCCGCATTGCGAGTGTAATTTCAAGTGCCCGATCTTTCCAGCCGTCTGCTGGTGGATTGCCAAAGGTCAGAACGTCGAACCTCGCACAGTCCACTGGATCGAATGTTTTCGGCACTGCGGAGAAGGCGCCGCCGTTCGGGTTGAAGTCGTGCAGCTTGTGTCTGATGTTCAAACGTTTGATTGATTGCCAAATGAGAACGTCCTCTGGTCCGTGTGGATCATTCATCGCCGCTAGATCGTCATGAACCCGGCGAGCTGCGTCACGGGTCAGAGAATAGCAACAGCCGAAAGCTTCGCGCCGGTTCATCGTGCTTGAGCATACTCCAGTGCTGATGCCTTGGAAGCTGTCCACTCGCTGAATGATCGTGTCACTGTCGAGCTTGAAGGCATGTCCCGTGTGCGTGAGCCTCATTGCCTCATACAAGCTCTTTGCGATGCCTGCCGCGCATTCTGTGCCGTTGAGATTGCCGCGGCGGTTGAAATCACTCTGAAAATACAAGCCGCCTTGTGATTCCACCCATGACCATACGGCATGTCCCATCGGGTGCTTTGCGTCGTCAATGACAACTGGCAAAAGCCCTGCAATTTTCGCCCCTCTCACGCACTCACGGAGAGGAAGCGAATCTGCTGAGTAGGTGAAAATGCAAGCGGGAATCATCGCCATAAGATTGAGCCTTCGTGGATCTGTATTAGTAAGCCGTTGCCGTCGCTGTATGCAATCGGCACATATTCGAGACTTGAACTATTAGCAGGTAGAGTAGTTGAGAAGAACGGACCTGCTACGCTTGTGAAATTGCTGCCTGACTTTGTAATCTCCACATAGACATACCCAAGCTTCGGGAATGCCGGTGAGAGCGTGACCGCCATGTTGAATGGCTGAGAATCGCCGTATGTCGTCTCACCGTAAGCAGTTGATGTGAAAGTTCCGCTGGGTGAGTCGGGTGAGTAGTCTGCGGATCGTGTCGCAACGTCATCGGTGCCGTCATTGATCTGCGCGGTGCCGTCTGAATTTGTGGTCAGAAGCCATGTCGTGTTCGTCCACTCGCGAAATCCAGTCAGCGGATATTCGCCGCCCTGCGCTGTGCCTCTCGATACTAGCACATTCGCCGTGCTGGTGCGTCTCACGCCATCGTAGCTGATGTCGAGCGTAAATGCCGTGCCTCCGTTGTAAGTGTCCTCTCCGAACGTTGTAGCCGTGAAGGTGCCCACCGGCGCAATGGTGAATGAGCCTGTGAATGTCGCTATCGCCGTGTTTGTCGGGTCAACGATTTCTGCTGTGCCTGCACCAAAGTCTGCAATAACTTTGTTTCCCACTGAGTCGGTCCATTCGTCAGTGTCCGTTTGTCCGAACCAGCCGACGGGTGATAGCGTAGCGGTGATCGTGCCAGACGATTTGACGCTGCCCCCGCCACCCCCGAGGAAGATCGGCGCGGCGCTCGTGCTTGTTCGTAAGTCCTCGGTTGCTGTGAGCAATGATGTCGGAGTTCCGCCCACGATGTAGTGTGTGCTGGTTGCCGCCTTGAGATCCACGACATAGCCGCCATTACAGAGAATGTTTCCGTTCGAATCAACTGTGCAAAGAAATTGGGTCATGGATTGAAAACGATGTTGTCTTGTGAAGTTCTGCGGATTTTGTCGGTGAAGCTGCGGTAGTCGAGACGAGGTGGAGTGCCAAGCGTTAGATCAGTGGTGCCGTTCTTGAGGTCGAGCGTTTCCTCTGCGACCATCGCGCCCATGCTGGCAAGCTCGGATCGTGTGCTGTCAAGGTTGACTTTGCAGCCTCGGTATCTTGTCCCGCCTGCGGTCTGCTCAGTGATGCGCACGCTGCCTTCATATGGTATGAAATTCATCGTTGTGAGCAAGTTCGATGCAAGGTTCGCCGGTGGTGAGATGAAAGAGTAATCGGCTGGTGCAAACACCTTCGTTCCGAGGATTCGATACGGGAATCCTGATCTTGTTCTGCCGCCTGTGGACGTTGAATAAGTTGCAGCTTTAGTAGTTCCATTGTAGCTTGTGATTGTCGCGATATACCAAACATCATTTACCCCGTCAGGCGATATTGGCAATGGGTTTTGCAAGTATGCAATTCTCATGCCAGTGTAAAATCCATCAATTGAGCTTGCGGTAGTTGCGAGAACTAAAGTGTTAGATGATCCACCCGTTCCGCTTCTTAGCGTGCCATACATGTGCGGTAGCGTCGAGCTGCTGGTCGTGTAACCTTGCACGGTGTAAGTGCCGCCAACTAGTATGTAGTGGAAATCGCCATCCCAAAATGAATCTACTTGTGTTCCGCCCAAAGAATCAAGCCATGACGGTTTGCCATCGTTGGAAACATAGCCATTGCCAAGGCTAAAACGCTGGTCTTTCCATTCGTAAACCCATTGTCCAGAGATGACAATTGGTTTCAAATTGTGTGCCGTAATTGCCCACTCTGGCAAGTTGTCGGAGAGAATGAGTTGTGATCCAAGTGAAGCTGGCTGTCCTGTGTCATCGGTGACCGACGCCTCTGGTTGCGTGTATTGCACGGAACGAGTCCCGCTGAATGAACCAGTCGAAGGACTTTTGCCAGATGAATATCCGCTGTATTGCCGCTGCCCCTGTTGAATGTTGATCTTGGTAAATCGAAGCCCGTTTGCGACCGCTCCAGCGAATTGAGATGACGATAAAACGAAATCCTCAAACTGCGTAGCGAGCGGGAAGCCTGTCAGCGTGGCAGAGTCGAAATATTCGCTCGGCAGGAAGGTATCAAGTTCGGGTCCGCTGATTGTCAGCACCTGAATTTTGCCAACTGTTGCCGTGCCTGACGATTGTGTCTGATAGCTCGTCAATCCGTTTGTGTCGCGTGTGACGTATGGTAGAACCACCTGCGAAACTTGCAGTTCGATCATCGGGTTGACGTCGAAATCTTCAACGGGTGAGGTGCCAATCGTGAGCGTACGCGTAGTCGCTGCGCTGCGCCTGACGACGTTGAATGTCGGTGTGGCGTTCGTATAGTCAAAATAGGTCATCGTGTCAGGAACGAGCCTCACAAGCTCACTGATGACCTGTGCGCACGTTGACTGATTGAGCGTGACGCGCGGGATGTCGAAATACGTTCCAACCGTGCTTCCGCCTGTGATGTTTGCCATCGGCACCCCAAGTGAAACGCTCGTATTAATCGCGGTCTGAATTGCCGTGGTCAGATTCGTCCCGCTGGTCGCATTGCCGAAAACTCCCGTGATCCGATTTGCACTTGCACCTGCGCCATCGGTCTGGCTCGTGACATAGTTGATGCGTTCCATGAACCACCAGGCGTTGCTGATCGTGACTGTGATCGAGTTGTTCGATGTCGTTCGGACATTGGTGACGTAACCCGTGAAGAATCGTGAGCCATTGCGGAAAAGATCGACTCTCTGCGCGTAGGTGGGAATCGTGTAGCTAACGACGTTTTGTGGTGAGATGTTCAGCACCAATTCATCGACTCCGACGCTGCGGAACGTGAGCGATGCGTTTTCTACTGCACGCTCTGCCAGCGTCTTGGATGTTGTGTCCCAAGCTTTCCCTGTTTCTCCTGTTATGGTCCAAACTGGCATTATCTAATTGGTGCGGTTCCGTATTTTCCAAGTAGCCTTAGAATCTCTTTGTTTTGCTTTTGCAAATCCCTTCCGAAGTTGTTCATTTGTTGAATCAACATGTTGACGTTCTGCACGTTAATGTTTTGAGCTGTCGTTGCGCTGCTTGTTACTTGTTGAATGGCGACTGTTGCTTTTCCTGTTTCATTGGCGAGAATCTGATTATCCTTCAACAATACTTGTATCGTCGCCAATCCTTCCTGCTGCGCTTGATTTACTGGCGTGATGTTTTCAAACGTTTTTCTGAGCAAATCAGCGTTTGCTGTTGCTTGCGCTTCTAGCTCATTCGTTTTCCCCGTAATGTATTGCTCTTGCCCTTTTAAGTCGATTCGTTCAAGTGCGCCTGTTACTTCAATGCTGACATTTTGCAATGTCAATTCAGACGCTAGCAAGCCTTGAGCCGCTGCGTTCAAATCTTCTTGCAATCTGCCGTTAACAGCGTTTGAGATGGCTGTGATTCGTGCATCTAATGCTTTTATTTCAGCATCAAATGGAGTTGATGCAAGTTGTTGTTGCGCTGCGCTTGCCGCATCACTTGGTTTATAAATCGGAACACCAGCGCGAATTGATTGCCGCTCATCAATCGTTGTTTCTTTTGATATCTTTTCAAGCTCTTTCTTGCGCTCGCGTAAAGCCTCAAGACGTTTGACCTCAGTATCAAGTTCTTGCTGACTGAGAACTAAAGCGTGACCACGTTGTGCTAGTTCATCTTGAGCTAAAATCTTAGCTTGCTCTGCTTGCTTTACCTTTTCAATCTCAGCTTGTTTTTGCTGTTCTTGCTGTAAGAGAATCGCTTCATTTTGTAACTTAATCGAATCGAGTCCTGCTTGCGCATCTGTATAGTCGCCTCTTAGCTTTTTAAGTTCAATCTCAGCTTGCTTCAGGTTGTTTATTCCAGCAAGCGCTTGATTTGTGAAAAGTTGCTCGCTTGTCGATGCAATTTGAAAGCCTTGCGATAGTAATTTAGTTAGCTCGATTGCCTCAGCAATAGCATCGCGACCCATGTCGATTTTTTCAGACTGCAATTTACCAGCGTTTTCTGCGATCTTGTCAATTGCGTCAGCTAGTGTTTGCGCTTTTTCTTCGACAGTCGCCGCGTCATCTCCCATCTTCATGAAGACCCCAGTCGCTGCCGCTCCAATGGCAAGAATGCCACCAAGGATAGCGCCAGTAGGACCAAATGCTCCAAGTAATTGTGAACCTTGCTGTGCGAGAATAGTAGTTGCAGCAACACCCATCTGAGCTTGAACCGCGATGTCCTGAACCTGCAAGCCGACTTGTGCTGCTTTTTGTGAGCGACCTGACGTAGCTTTTGCTAATGCTTGTTGCTCTTGTGCTACAGCTCTTTCTGCTGCTTTAACTCGTCGTGCTGATTCTTTCTCTGCCTCTACTGTCTTGCGCTTTTCCTCACGAATCACAGCGTCAGCCGCTTTCTTTGCTGCTTGCTCTGCTTTTAGTGCCGCTCTTTCTTCGGCCGAAATTCTTTTCTTGCTAGTCTTTTCTGCCTCCTCGCCTACTTTTTTTAGACCATCTTCCGTCTGCTTAGCGCCTGTCCCGCTTGCAGTTGTGTTGATCTTAATATCGACGTTCTTCGCTGCCATGGCTAGTATTTACCGAGGATTGTTACGTTTTGCAAGACCGAAACTCCGTTCTGCGCAAGATTGACCACGCATGAGACGCTGGAGAGCGTTTTCGAGTTGGAGATTGTCGGTGCTACTCCAGCCGTTGTGTTTGCGCTCGTTGCTCCAGTGATGACCGGCGATGGCGAGCCGTTCGTGGTGACAAGCGCAAGCGTGCCGTCATTGGCTTCTGCTTGCCGCTTCGTGATGATGACGGTCGCACCTGAACTCGTGATGACATAGCGAAACGCGATGCTTGAATTTGCGTTCAGTGAGGTCGCAATCTTCGCCGCGTATTGTGTCGGAGTATCTCCCGATAGCACTGCCGTCGATCCGCTTGCTGTCACGTCCACGCTTGTGAATGACCAGTCGATGTTGCCAGCTCCCGTCGTTGTGCCGACGCAAGTGAGCGTCTCGGATTGCACTGTGCCTGCCGCTGTCAGCCTGCCAATCGTTGCCGTCTGTGTCGCCTGTGAGAGCAAGCCTTGAGGCATGTTGAGCAAGTAGTTCTCAGCATCGGTTAGTGACGTGAATGTCAGCACGCTGTCAAAACTAACAGTCGTGCTGGATCCACCACGGAAGAACTGGTCAAACTGGTCAGCTTCGATGTATTGCACCTGCTGAAAGTTCGGCTCAGCCGAGATTTGGAAGTTGGACGTTTCGCTTCTTTGACCGTCGCCACCGGCGAGGTCGTAAGCAATCGCGCCGCGCTGGAGTCTTACGAACATGGCTTATGCGGTTACTGCTGCGACTGCAAATAAGGTGACTGGTGCTCCGGAGTTGAATTTACGCTTGGCGCTCATGGTGAGCGTGCCGAGTCGGTTGTCACTCGCTGAGAAGTTGCGCTGCAATTCTGTGACTTGTACCTCTGCGCAGTCGAAGTCCAATCCTCCCACTGTGGTGGTTTTGATTTCGAGCAAGCTCACTGCCAAATCCTCACCTGCGCTTAGGTTGTCGAAGAAGGTATCGAAGTCGAGTTGGGCAATGCCTGTCGGAATGCAAGTGATATTGCAGCCTAGATTTCCCATGCTCATGTCCACCGTGCCGATGCCGTCAACCATGACTGGATTGAGTGACAAGTCAAAGCTGATCTCAAAGCCTTCTGCACTCATGAATGGATCAAGTGCTCCAAGTGTCGCGGTGTAAGGTGCGGTGTAGATCAAGGACGGATTGAATCCTGTGCCGATGCTATCGCCGCCTGCGGTCGTGTAGTAGTCCTCGATGTTCTGTGGGTCGCCGTCTTTCTTGAGTAATCCTGTGAACTGCACCGATCCGAATGCTGTCTTGGTCGCACTGCACGAAATAGTCGGCATTTGCGTGATCTGAGCGTTGAGGATCGTGTAGGTTTTATCAGCCGATACGATGACAAGGCTCTTGTCGGTGTTGCCGTAGATGCTGGCACCCATTGCGGTGTTGCCATGCGGGAAGAGAACTGCGAGCGCCTCGATCTCGCCTACCGGCTCAAATTCAACAACAATGGTAAAGTCGGTTTTCGACTTGCTCACGATGCCATAGGCGTCAGTTTCTTTGTCGAATGTCGAGTTAGTCGTGGTCAGCACTACTCCTGCTTTGGAGTAGAATGTTTGCGAATCATAGGTGACTTTGCAAGGACCGCGAACGATGGTGGTTCTGTCGAATGTTGGCATGATGGTTTAGCGTGTTGGAGTTGTATTTTGTAGCCCCACTGGGCAATTGAAAGTGATGATTTGTTGAAGCATCGGAGGTGTTGCGTCCTCCTGCATTGAGTCGAAAGTAAGAACGCCGCCGGTGAGTGAATCACCGCTAGCGTCAAGTGGTTTGTGATGGTGCAGAATGCGAGCCACTGCCTCGCCGATCTCTGTTGCGCTTGGTTTTGACATGTTGCCAGCCTGCTGTCTCCAGACGCTTGGAATCTCCGAGCATGTCACGCTGAATGTCGCCGAGTCCATGTATGGTCCAGGCGTGTCGGGTGACGATGCCTCACTCTGTGAGAAGTTGACCATGACGAATGCACCTGCCTTGCTCATTGCATTCTCGATCTCGCGGTCGATGTCTTTGTGATCCTGAACCAGAACGGGAATAATCGGAACGGTGCGGAAGTACGCGTGATCTTTCAGCGTCTTTGCCATGCTTTCGACTATCTGACGTATGAGGCTCATGGTGATTCTGAGAAGTTCATGACAGCAGCGCCGCCATAACGAAAAGAACTGCCGCTAGTAGCAGCGAATGATTCGGCTCCGGTATCATCAGAGTCTGCGTTGTTGTTGGCAAGGTCATCGAGATAGCTATTGGCTTCCTCAACTGCTCTGCGTCGATCATCGCCGTTGAATTCAGCCAGCGAAGGGTAGGAGTCCGTCAGTTCTTGACGGGATAAATTGTAGGCGTGTCGGCGCGCACCTGGTGGCACATACAAGCCAGTGTTGACAACTGGAGGCAATCCACGCTTGCGACGACCTGAGTTGACGCGTGAGGCAATGTCTTGCGCTACGCTCGTGAGAATCTCCTGCGCTTTGTCCTCTGGTGTCGGACATTCAGCAAGCAAACGGTTAAACTCCTCGGTTGAGAGTCTATCACGTAAAGCGGAGTATGTTAGAGCGAGCCAAGCCATAGTGTTATGAGTTTCAAGAATTTAGGGCGGCGGAGGAAACTACCAACTCCGCCGCCCTTTGCACACAAGTTCCAACGGATTAGAACAAAAGCTTGGCGACCATGCTGCCAGTAACAGTGCCAGCCGTGGCGGTCATCGTTTGAGCGATGCGCACATAGCGACGGGTGTTAGCTGGAACGCGGAAGCGAACCTCTTTGGCGACGATGCCAGCGCTGCTAGCACCAGTCTGAGTCGTGCTGATTGCTGGATCAACGGCAGCCCAAGAAGAACCGTCAGCGCTGTCTTGCAGAGCGTAGGTCACGACTTTTGTGTCAGAGATGCCAGCAGCAGTTGGAGCGGAGAGCGAGAAAACTACTCGCTCGATGTCGCCACCAACTGCTTGCTCAAGGTCAAATGCTGCGGTATTTGCACCAGCCTGCGCGATAGCAACAGTGGAGGTGTAATTCTTGTCTTGAATGTTTCGGTTGAATTCGAAGCTCATGATTTTGTATGGTTAGAATTAAGCGGTCAGGGTTTCGGTGTCAACGATCGAGTCGGTGATGATGATTGGAACTCCGAAGGATTCCGTTGGCACACCTGGAAGAATGCCGGTGAAGGCTTCCTGCTTGGTCGATGGGGTTGTGTTCCGGCTGACTTGAAGCTGGAATGCGGAACGGCGCGACATGAGCAAGTGAGTCGGACGCTCGCCAACTGGGAACTTGCTGAGAAGCTCGGCAATCTTGGCGTCTGTGCATCCTTTGCCGCTGTCTGCGGTGAGGTCTTTCAAACGACCGATTGCGTGCTTGTTGACGCACTGGAAGCCGATCCATGCGGTGAGGTCAGCGATGAATGCTGCGTAACGTTTGGCGTCTGCGTCAACTGCATCGCCTTCGCGGAATGGCGAGAGGTCGAAGGTCGTGCCGTTGCCGTAAACGTATTGCACACCTGTGTTTCCAGCCTTGATGGCGTAAACCGAGGAACCAGTCGCGGAGGTTGTTCCGCCTGCGTCAACTACGATATCGCTTCCTAGAGCGCTAACCAATGTTTGCAGACCGGCGAAGCCTTTCGAGCTTGCGTTGTCGCCGTAGATGGTTTGAGTTCCAACTGTGGTCAGAGCAGCGCGCATAACTCCCATTGCCTCGATGGCTTGGAGAGCCTCAGCACCGTCCTCGTAACCGCGTGCGACAGCCTTATCGACTTCAACGCGAGCGGAGAGAATGAAGCACTCAACGAGACGTTCGGTGAAGTTCGACTTGGTTGCGTCCGTGCCTTCGTTGGCTTGACGGAATGCAACGCTCGGGCGACTGTTGCGGGTCACTGTCTTGTAGGACGTGCCGCGAATCGTGCGTGCTGGGATGATTGTTACCTCAGGTGAGGCACTGGCGACTTCCTCAATCAGACCGACGATGGGATCATGTCCGTTGAGCTTGGCAAGGTCTAACAGAGTTAGGTTGTTTGGCATAGTATTGTTTGTTTAGTGAGATTGGTTTTGAGCTTTGAAGGATGCTTCGACGAGTGCGAGTCCTTTGAGTTCGGTTTGTTTGGTGCCTTCTTCAGCTTTACCGGCGAGAACGGTTTCGCCGTTGACTGGCTTGGCTGGGATGGCGTTGAGAATTTCGACAGAGTTCTTGTCGGCTTTGATTTGAGCCTTCCAGAATGACTTGGCTTTTTCATCTTGCGGAGCGATGCGACCAGCTTTGACTGCTTCCTCGATCACGCTGTCAGCAGCTTTGTCCTCGATTTCAGCGAGAGATGCTTTGAGTGTTTCGACTTCGCTGGCGAGTGCGTCACGCGATGCAACGACTGTTTCAAGCTCGGTCGCATGGTTGGCAGCAGCTTGCACTGCGTCGGCTTCCTTGGTCATGTATCCAGCTTCGATCTCAGCGATCTTGCTTTTCATGGCTTCGATTTCGAGCTTGGCAATTTCCATTGCTTTCTCAGGGTCAACATCCTCGGCAACAAGTCCAAGGTCGATTAGTGGTTTGATGTCCATATTGGTTTCGTTGTATGATGCGGCGATCTTTTCCATCGCCTCGAATGCTGGCTCATTGACGAGCGAACCGATTTCACCGTGAGTCGGCAGACCTGCTGGCGTGCCGTTGGCGAGAAGAAAGTTTGGTGAGAAGTAGGAGTAGTCTTTGCCCTCGATGGCGCTTTTACCTGCTTGTGTCCATTCGATGTCCAGCACAAGCCCAACGCCCGTTTCATATCGAAACTCTTTGGGAATGAATGATGCAGGACCAGCTTTGTGGTCGAAGCCTGCGAATGGTCGCACGTTGCGAGATTGGCGAGTTTGCAAGTCGTTTGTAAACGAAGCGAGGATCGACTCATCGACCTTCACCTTGCGCTTGGCAGCTTTGCCATTGACGGTAGCATGGATCTCATGCTCGCCCTCAGGCAGATATACAATGCTCTCAGCCAAAGCTTCCACTTCGGTCTGAAAAGATGCACTGATGATTTCGTTCGCCATTTCGAATAGAAGATTACCACCCGATTCTGGCTTGTAATTGCTTTTTTTTAAGTAGCTCCTTCGATCTGTGCGATGATGCTTTCGAGCGCCCCATTCGTGAACGCATCGAGATATGTTTTCTCCGGTGGCAGAGCGTTTTGCCATGGCTTCTGCGTGATGGATTTTTTCAGCACGAATACTGGTTTGATACCGGTGGGAGAGTTTTCATCTGCCTGAGCTAGCACACCCTTGACAGCAAATAGCGGTGCGATTGTTCGGCTGTATGTGCGAGCTGTCAGCCCGTGCGCTTCTGGCACAATCGGGATCGTGAGGAACTTTGCACGTCGGGCGGTAATCGTTCCGCCAGTGACTTTGTGCGAGAATCCAATGGCACCCTTGCTGCGTAGTGTCACGCCTGATCCGCTAGCGCCCATGATTGACCATGAGCCAGCCACTTTTCGCCACCACTGCGTTTTCTTTCGTCCCGGTCCATGAGTCGGAAGCGATGGATTTTCCCATAGCTGCGATCCGTTCATGTTGTAGTATTTTTCGACGACTTCCAGAGCATCCTGAGCGCCGGTGAGAACCGCGACCTTGCGCACCGATGCCGATTGTAGGCGGATCATCGACGCCTTCACTGGATCGAGTCCTGTGGCTGTGATGGTGATTTTCATAGTTCGCGCTCTAGTGATTTGACGATTGCCGCGCCGATCTCGTTTTCGAGTGACGTTTCAAGCGCTCGTTTGTCGAGCATGAAAAACAACTGTGGTATGCGCTCGATGACTTGCTCAACTTCGATTTGAAATGCGCCTGCGGTCATGGTATAGCTCTTGTCGATCAGATCCGCGAAGATTTGATCCACTGGTGCGAGCCATTGCCCCGCGACCTCACGCATCTGTTCATCAGTCATTTTCGATTTGTTTGAGCTTTGCGTTTGCCCACTCTCTGCCAGCATCGCCGCCCCAGCCGTGCCATGCCTGCCAGCCTTTGCCTTTGTCGCCCCATGTCTCGCCTTTTTTGTCGATCTCATGGCGAGCAAAGAATGAAACCATGCGCTTCACCGTCTCTGCTGATAGCTCGGAACGGTTGGAAATGTCCCGTGCTCGTGCAATGCCGACTGAGGTCATTCCGCGCTCTGATGCTGGCTTCTGTCTGCGAATCTCAAGCGCGTCTTGTGCTGCCTTCGCCATGTCCTCGGTTGGTCGCAGGTCAATGTCAGCGCGTGCCGCCTCGGCGATCTCTGGCAGCAATGGGAGAGGATCTTCGACTTCTCCGAAAAGCGCCTCGCCTTCTTGCGGTTCTGCGATTCCGAGTTCGTTGTAAATCCACTTGTTCGATACCGGCAGCCCGATGTCCTTCGTGACGATCTTGATGCGCTCGGCGATTGCTTTCTCGTCCTTCGGCTTCGGTATTACGATTTCAGCATAGGGCATGTCCTCGCTGGCAATGCCTGCGCCGTAATTCATACGTACGATTGAAGGGATCAACTGTGTTGTCACGACCTGCCCGATCCATGTCGCCACCGCCTGCAAGATGTCGCCGCGCACTGTTGCATGGACGTCGCCAAGCGCTCGGCTTCCGCTGTCACCCACGTCTGTGGTCAATGTCTGCCCAAGCATGAGGATGTCGCATGCTTTGTCCGACTCGTTCATCAGCGCGACCTGTGGCAACGATTCGCCGCCCTTGATGCCGTCCATTATGGAGAACTTGACCCCGGGTCCAGTGACCGCGTAGCCGCTGGTGCCGATGTTTTCCAGCATCTCCTGTGCCTTCATCATCGCCTCGTCGCTGCCATCGGTTTCCGCATGTCGCCAAGGGATCGAGTAGAGCTGCGCGTATTGCATGAACCAGCCCAATCCATAAATTGCACCGAGCCAGAACTTTGTGAGCGCTCGGAGGTTTGCCGAGTGGATTGGATGACAGCCGCCTTGCTGCCATATTGCAATCAAGAACTTGTCGGGCGGGAAGTCGATGAGCGTGTCGTAGTTCACGCCGTTCGGTGCCATCATCAGTCGGTCAATCTCATTCGATGCCGATGGATAGGCGAGATATTTCGCTGGAACTGGAGCGTAGCAGCGCGGTGAAACGATGCCGTTCTCCGTGTGCCAGATGATTTCCACCACGCTGATTCCTTTGGCGTAGGCGTCGATCAGCGCACGCATCATGCCCTTCGTGTCGAGTTCCCAATGACTCGGACGTGGTGCATACGATTCAAGCGCTCGTTCGACTGTCTCGTGGATCTGCAATGCCTGCGGTGTTGGCTCCTCTGCACCTTCGCGGATACCTGGCTTGATCTCGATGTCGAGCGCCGTTACGTTTCCAGCTATCTCATTGATGCACTTGCGCAGACGCGACCACGAATCGACCATCATGCGGAAAAGTCGATCCTGATCCTCCAGCTTGCCGGTGCGCACGTTGCGCAGGATACTACGCACCTGCTCGGGTGTTACATTAGCGAGGTCATAGTCCTGCGTGCGGTAGGAAGCTGGCAAAGGCGCTACGATGCCCTTTCGTTCGTCTGCGGTCATGGTGAGCATGGCAATAGCACGCAATGCAGCCAATGGCAAGCTCAAATTTACAGAGCGTTATTCCTCTGTGTCCATTTCTTTTCTCATGCTATCAATTCTTTCTTGTATTTTTGCTTTTAGAATCTCCAAGTCGTCAATCATTTCCTCACCCCATCCATCTTCTCCGTATGAGTAGTCATCTTTGACGGTGTCAAGAAACTCATCTATTTCAAACTTGCATACAATTGCTGTGTCGCCGTTGTCGTCATACATGGTTACTACCATTGACAGATTGCCATCTGATTTACCTAATGTCATCTCTGCGTTAGAAATATCCGCGCATTCTGGCACGTCCTCTTCTATGTTGCTGATTGCATTTTCAATCTGCTCCTTTACCAAAGCGATAATTTCACTGTGTAGACTTGGTTTGTTGATTTTTAGTTTCATTGCGGCGCAACAATGACTTGTTTTTTTGCAAGCGTCAACAATAAAATCACAAAGCGTTAAACCCTCGGACCGTTCGACTGGCGAATGTGTTCCTCGATGTGGTAACTGATGCCGCGCCCGTCATGGCTCCGCTGATGCGACTGCCGAGCGCGATGCAAGCAAGCAATGCGTCAGCGCGGTCCGGTGACTTCATGCTTTTCGCTGCCATCTTTTCCTTCGATTCGACGCGCAGCTTGCCCGTTTCGTTCCACTCGCTTTTTCGTGTGGTTATCTGTGAGAACGTCATTGGATCGAGTTCGCCAACGTGTATTCTGCCGCGCTCCAGCTCACGACTAGCAACGTGCCACACCTGCGCGATAAGGTTTGCGTATTCGTCCTTCTCACTCGCTGGCTTGCCGCCATGGAATCGGTTGATGTGCCAGCCAAGCTCGGCGAACTGGTCGCAGAAGCCGGTGCCAAGTCCGTCTGCATCTCCCCATACCTGCCCAGCGCTTAGTCCTTCGGCTTCAAACATTCGTATAAATTCCCTCGCTGCCTGCACTGTGTCTCGTTCCTGCCATGCCTTCACGATGCGAGCGTGATTGCCGCGGCGAATTGCCAGAACGTTTTCGTCTCGCCCTGCTGCAAAGTCACAGAATGCCACTACTTCTCCGAACGGTGCAGGCTTAGGCTGAATGTCCAGTGCGTTGCGTAGCAAGTCCGGTGCGAGAACCAAGCGGTCGAAGTCCTCAGTGAACTCGGCGAGATGCTTTGAGCGGTAGAGCGGATGCGATTCGCCATATTTCATGCGATCCAGTTCGCGCTTCTCCGCGCTGATGTGTGCGCAGTCTGTCGATGGCACGCGGATCGTCTTGTAGAGGCTGGAGTTCTTGTGGAATGAGTCGTAGAACTGACCCCGCGGCGCTCCAGGTGACGACACCCAAAGCTCGAACTTCCGCGTGCATCGGTCGAACGCTTCGAAGATAGCGTCTGGAACCGTCTTGGCTTCGTCGATGATGAGGAACACGGGATCAACATCGCCGCCGATCTTCGGGTGATGTCCTTCCGCTCGTCCCGGGTTGTCGGTCGAGAATCCGAACGCATAGCCACCCTCGGGCGTGCGAAGCTCCTCGGACATGAAGCGCCAATGCGGGAACCTGTGCTGATAGACCTTCACCGCGCCCCAGAGCTGCTTCTCGATCTGCATCCACGAGCCGCTGGTGAAAATGCACTGCCCACGCGGGAACTCATGCAGGAACCATAGCACAAGCGGTGCCACCAGTCGTGCAGTCTTGCCGCTGCCGTTCGCTGCGACCACGCTGGTCGGCTGTTCCATCGCCACCGACTCCATGGCTTCGCACTGCCAAAGGTATGGCACAATGCCTAGAACTCGAACGCAGAACTCGGTTGGTGTCATTTCTTCGCTTTGCCCTTGGCTAGTTCAACCAGTGCGGCAAGATTGACTTCCTGCTCTGGCGAAAGTGAAACGCTCGCTTGAGTAATTGGTCCACCGTTTGCGCCGGTGATTTCTTGGTGGACTCTGTCACCGTATTTCTTGGGAGCAAGTTTGCCAGCCCTCCACTGTCTCGCCCAAATCTGCAACTTCTTGACGTTGTAGTCCTCAGGTGTAGCCGAGTCAGCAAGTTGCACACAATAGTCAGCTTCGTGTTCCTGTTGAGCCTCGCGTGCCTGCGCGATAAATGTTGCGAAATCAGGGTCATTCGTCATTCTGCGGTAGATGTTGCTGGCGTCTGGAAATCCATTTTTCCCTGCGATTTCATTGATGCTTGATCCTGTGGAAATCAGGTCGAACATCTTTTCTTTCATCTCCTCAGTTAGCTTTGTCGGGCGTCCGCTGGATTTCTTCCCTTGATCTTGCGAGGGTTCATTTTTTTGAGCTTGACGTGTTTTCATGGGTCGTTAAAATCTTGTTTATCACATCCTTAGCGCCTGTCTAAGCGCGTCGAGTGTGGGTTTTCCATCTCTGCCGATTGCTTGCGGTCCGAGCCTGTCGGTGATCGTCTGCCGTGCCTCGTTTGCCAGTTCGGGCGTGAGGTCGTCAATGTTTGCATCGACTCCAGCGTTGAATTGCTTTCCGAGGTCAACTCCGAATTGAGCAACGTTCGGAGCTTTGACCCGCTCGCCTTTTCTGACCAGCTTGCGGCGCTCGGCTTCGGCACGTTTGACCGGCTCTTGGATCATGTATGAGTTGAAACCAAAAGGACCCCATGGCACGTCGAAGCCTCCAATGTCAGCGGCATTCTGGAACTGCCAGTATGCGTAGTCGTCCCATCGTCGAACGTCACCTTCGGCTTCGACATGGCGCTGCCGCTTTATGCGTGCACCTGGTCGTCGAACGAAGCGTGCTGCGGGGTTAAGATTGAGCCAGTCCTCATTGCGCATTCTGCCCTGCCACTGCGCGAACGTCGAAGCTTGCTCTAGGTTGGTATTGTAAATCAACTGTAAGCGAGCGTTTGAAATCACGTTCGTGATCTTCTGATCCTTGTAGTCTGCAGGCGTTGCCAGTCCTTCTTGGATCAAAAACTCTGCCGACTTCTCGCGGAACTTGGCGAGTCCCGTCTCTTTGTAGGCTGTAACGGTCTGTCCCGTATTTACGTCCACGATCTCCTCTGTCGCGTCCGCTTGCCAATCCAGCAACATGTTGCGCATCTTGTTGAGAACGCGTGCTGAGGTCACTGTGGCGCTGAAAAACGAACGATTGCGGATTGCCGGTGCCATCGCCGACCACTCACGCCATCGGAACCACGAAGGCGTCACTTTGCGCCGTGAAAGGTTTTCGATTGCTTGGAGAAATGAGTTCATCGTATTGATTCCGCACTGGTCAGTTCGGCGATTGCTCGCTTGCCTGCTGGCGTGAGGTGGTAGGTTGACGGTCTGCCAGCTCGCTTGGCAATGTAGCCCTTTTGAGTCAGGCTCCAGAGCTTGTTATTCACAAAAACCAAGCTTGCTTTGGCTTGAGTGGCGATTTCGCGCATGGTTTTCCCATCGGTGATGACGAAGATTTGCGCTTCGCTGATTCCGATTCCGAGCATGTAAAGTTTGCCGACAATAGCATGAACCGTGGTAGTGGTCACGGAATCAAGATACAGAAATTCGAGCGGTTGGCAAGCGTGAAATCGGATTGAGTTCGCCCCTGCTCCTCGCGCCTGAACATGCGGGAGCAGAGGCATTGTTTCCCGTCTATCACTCGATAGGGAGATTTTTGATTGCCGCTTGCACGGCGTCATAAGCTTTAACCATGGCACGCGCCTGTTCGATCTTTCGGCAGTTGTGCATAACTGTGGCGTGATCCGTGCTGAAAACTAATGCGATCCTAGAGTAAATCCAGCCTCGGTCACGCATGACAGCCTGCACGACTGCTCTGGCGTCCGCTGCTTCCTGGAGCCTTGTCTTGGTTGTTACGAGGTCAGGATCGACGCCCATTTCGGCGCTGACGATTTCGATAATGTCGGAAATTTTCATGGGTTTGATTTTACGAAAATGCCGTCGACCATCATCCCGTTGCGTTTGGAAATTGTATCGTATGCCATCTTGAGGCATTCTTCCAGAGTAAAACCATACATTTCACAGACTCCGATGAGTGTGACCACTGTATCGCCGATGCCGTCTTTTATGTCGTTATATTCTTTGAACATTAAGTTTTCAATGCCAGAAAATTCTTCGATGCCAGAAGCCTCCAAGAATTTCAGATAATCATATCTGACCACTGCATCCCTTATCTCGGTTAGCTCTTCCTGAGTCTTTTCGAGTTGTTTCAGCGGGCTACTGTTTGCAATGATGCCTTTGTCGTGAAACCATTGGCGTGTTTTGTCGATTAGTTCGTTCATAGTTTTAGCATTTATCTTGTTTTACTTTTTCTGCTAATTTTTTAATTTTCTCAATTACGTCATGGTCGCAATAATTCTTTTCATCATTTATTATTGCTTTGAATAGCTTTAAGCACATTCCCCCAAGTGGAGCACTGTCGTGCATTATGATTTCACAAACTACCATGTTTGCAAATTGGACAACTTCTGGAGTATCAGCGTATTGCATGAAGTCACGCACTGCGTCAATAAGTTGCTTTTTTGTTATTTCTATTGTTGTCATTTTTTCATTGTTTTTGTTTGTCCCGCTTTGCCATTCCGTCCCATGATAGCTGGCAACATAGCTGCCATGCTGCTTCGTCTTTTTCTAGCAACGCATACCAAATGCTCTTGCGCTTGCGGAAAAGATGAGATACTCGCGCTTGCTTTTGTTTGTTAGTCATCGCTGCCCCCTTTCGCTTGCTCGATCAAATCCTTGATAGCTTGTAATACCTTAAATCCGTGCGCTGACTTATGCTCCTGAGGTGTAACGCCCAGTAGTTCTCCAGCGTATTGGATGAGGCTGAATGCGCCATCGCGTTGCTCTGTTACCCTGGCAATCTCACGTTCAAGCGTTTGTATTGCCGCTTTTGCCGCTTCTCGCTCGTAGGGATCACTCACTTGCGCCTCCTTTCCATGCCAGCGCATCCTGCCATGCAGCGCGGTAGCAATCAAGACGGCTCCAACGATAGACATTGCCTTTTTCTAGGTGCGCATGATAGCCGATCTTGCAAGCGTCATCGATATTTTTGCTGGTGTCAGCAGGATTATAGAGGATTACCATTTCGGTATCGTCAGCAACATGCTCAGGATGCCGCGCCAGAACGTCCGCTAGTGGCTCGCCTTCATGCGGTATAAACACAGTTGGCAACATCTCTTGCGGCTCAACCCACTCAATCAAACTCTCACGCCAGTAATCGGCGTAGGGCGGGTGGTCAAGAATGTTGACTTCATCGTCATCGTCATCGTAAAGCCACTCGCATTCGATCATGCTGGGCTTTGCGCTGTAATGGTAAATTATACCGCTTTTATCCTGCGCGATATACCTGGGCTTCTCAATCCCCGCCGCTTTGCACGCTGCGAGCAGGGATTCCGATAGTTCTTTTTCTGGTGTTTTCATAGTCTCGATAATTGATATTTCATGAAATCCGCTTGAGTCAGCAGTCCACTGATTTCCGCGTGTTTGCGCTCGATCTCATTGCGCTCGTCGATTGAAAACGATGCGAACTCTGGTCGATGCATTGTCGCCTCCAGCTTCTCAAACTGCGCCATCAGCTCAGCCTCCAGCGCGGT